TCAAAAGTCACACCCAAGTGAATTTTTTCTTTTTGGCCTACAAACGAATAAAAATACTTTTATGGAAGTCAATCATCAAAAAATTGAGATAATCGCACCACCATCGCCGCTGACCGAACGCGGCATTGAAATTTGGAATAGTACAATTGACGAATTGCGCAAGGATGGCAGTTTATACGAAACCGACCTTTCGTTGGTTTGCGCATATTGCCGTGAATTGGCTGCGTACGAAAAAGCCAGCGCAATTGTTGAAGCTGAAGGCGAAGTGATCCCAAGCAGCCAAGGGCCGCGGGTCAACCCATGGCACACAATTCGCATGAAGAACCTGAAGGCCGCGCAAGATTTAGCAAGGTTGTTTGGGGTAACCCCGGCAGCCCGCAAGATGTTGCACAATTCTGATGGCACTAAAAAAGCCACATCAATCAAAAAGTTGGATTTGTTAAAAAACAAAAAAACCGCATAATGACAAAGAAATCAAAAAAAGCCGTTTGGGCCGTTGTGCCGCACGGGCTTGGCTACGCAATCACGCGTTCAGGAGTTGGCGTTGATAAGTGGGGCCAACCCGCCGAAAATCAACCACCGTTTGTTTATCGCAATATGTTAATTGCCAACGAAGCGTTGGGATACATTTTGAATTCAATTCGCACCGATGAAGTGACGGCAGCACAAATTGCCGATGATGAACAATTCGAAGATTCCAAAGGCTGATTGGTACGCTGAAGAAGTTTTGGCCGGGCGCATTGTTGCGTGTGAATTGGTGCGCCTTGCTTGCAAGCGTTACAAAAATGACCGGGCTTCTGACAAATGGGTGTTTGATGAAGATTTGGCGCAACACGCTGTTTCCTTCATTGAGGCCCTGACGCACACCACCGGCGAAGCAGCTGGGCGGCCTTTCATTCTTGAGCCGTGGCAAGAATTCATTGTTTGGAACATTTTCGGCTTTGTCGGAAAAGATGGCGGCCGCAGGTTTTCGCGTGCGTATGTTGAAGTGCCGCGCAAGAACGGGAAAAGTACATTTTCAAGCGCCTTGATGTTGTACGGCCTTTTGGCCGATGGCGAATCAGGTGCGCAGGTATATTCGGCAGCCACAAAGCTTGATCAAGCAATGATGGTGTTCGGCGAAAGCGTTCGCATGGTGCGGGCGCAAGATTGGTTGCATGATGAATGCAATGTGTACAATTCAATTAACAATCGCCGCATCACGCATGCCGAAAACATTTATAAGCCGTTGGAATGGAACCCCGGCAAGCAGGATGGTTTGAACACACACTTTGCCGTAATTGATGAATACCATGCGCACCCCAATGATGAATTGTACAATGTAATTTTCAACAGTATGGGCGCAAGGCGCCAACCTTTGCTGTTTACAATCACAACTGCCGGATTCAACCGCGAAAGCCCATGTTTCAAGCATCGGCAGTATTGTTCGCAAGTGTTGCAAGGCGGCATTCAGGATGATGCGCTTTTCAGCGTGGTGTACACGCTTGACCCCGGCGATGATTGGATGAACCCGGAAGTGTGGGCCAAGGCCAACCCGAATTGGGGCGTGAGCGTGTACCCGAAAAAACTTGAGCAAGCAATCACCGAAGCAAAGGAACTGGCACACAAAGAAGTTGAATTCAAAACAAAGTTGCTTAATGTTTGGACTGACACGGCCCAAACATGGATTCAAGACGCAGTTTGGATTGCGAACGGCCAAGGCGAACCATTTGAACTTGCTGAACTTGACGGCTGCGAATGCTTTGGCGGCCTTGACTTGGCGCAAACCGGGGATTTTTGCGCGTTTTCTTTGTATTTCCCAACTGAAGGCCAAGTTGTCACACGATACTATTTGCCCGAAGATGCCGTGCGCAAACGCACTGATGCCGCTGGCCAAAGTATTCGCCAGTGGGTGCGTGATGGTTTGGTCATTCAAACTGATGGCAATGTGACTGATTATTCATTTATCAAGGCCGATGTGTTGGCTTTGGCTGAAAAGTTTGCCATTCGTGAAATTGCTTTTGACCGCTACAATTCTTCGCAGCTGATTATTGAACTGCAAAACGAAGGATTGACCATGTACCCATTTGGGCAAGGTTTTGCGTCAATGGCCGCGCCAACCAAAGAATTTGAACGCTTGGTGCGTGTGGGCCAAATAAAGCATGGCGGCAACCCCGTCACGCGCTGGATGATGTCAAACATTCTTTTGAAGCGTGACCCGGCTGGCAATGTGAAGATTGACAAAGCAAAAAGCGGCGATAAGGTTGACGGCCCTGTGTCAATTGTCATGGCGCTTGGAACTTACATGCAAGAAGCCGCAAAGAATCAAAACACCGATTTTTGGTACATTTCAATATGACAAACGAAAAAATTGACCCGCGCCGCACTGATGCTTGGCTGACATTCAAGGATGAATTCATTCGTGAATATTACAAACAATTGCCGCATTGCGAATCTTATTTGGAGGCATACGAAGCAATTGAACAAAGATACCATGCGGTATTTGGCCGCAGGCGTTTCAAGGATTATGCCGTTTTCAGGTCAACGCTGTCAAGATGGTTGAAAGAAAACCGATGAATGTTGCAAGTGTTGCGCGCGGAAACAATAAATTTGCCGATATGCAATTGAGCATCAAAAGGCTTTTTGGCCGTGAAAAGGTTGAAAAACGCAGCGGGCTTGTGGCCCCAGCTGAATGGCTGATCAATGCGCTTTCAAACATTTTCGGCCAGCAAACAAGCAGCGGCCAAGCCGTAAACACAAGAACCGCAATGAGCATTGCCAGCGTGCATGCTTGCGTGCGCGTTATTGCAGACGGCATTGCCGGGTTGAATTTAAGGTTGTACCGTGAAATTGATGGCGGCCGTGAAATTGTTCGCGTGCATTACGCAAGCGCATTGGTCAATGAACCAAACGCGTATCAAACCAAATTTGATTTTGTGAAATTTATGGTTTCGCAATTGGCAACCCGTGGCAACGCTTACGCTTTTATCAATCGCGATGTGCGTTTTATTGGTGTTGAATTGCACCCAATCATGCCTGAATTCGTTGAGCCAATCATGAGCGATGGCCAGTTGTTTTACAAGGTAAGCGCACCGGGGTACCCAACAATGATTCCATCAACGGACATTTTGCATTTCAAGGGATTATGCACCGACAACCCATACAAAGGCAAAAGCCCAATTGAGTTGCACGCCGAAACGCTGGGTGTTGACTTGGCCGCAATTAAAGCATCAGGCGCCGTGTACAAAAACGGCACTTTGAAGTTCTTGCTCAAAAGCGATCACCAAATTAAGCCCGAACAAGCTGCCGGCCTGAAAAGGTCATTGGATGATGTGATTGATGGCGCAAGCCGAAGCACTGTGATTCCCGGAGGCATCAACATGGAAAAACTTTCAATGACGCCGCAGGAAGCCCAATACATTGAAGAACGCCAATTCAGTGCAGAAGAAATTGCCCGCATTTTTGGTGTTCCTGCATCCATGATTGGCGCGGACAAACAAGGCGTGAAAAGTTCAGTTGAGCAAGAATTTAGCGATTTTTACCAACGCACCTTGATGGCTTACGCAATCAACATTGAACAAGAAATGGGCCGCAAGTTGCTGACGGAAACAGACAAAGCAAACTATTATTTCAAGTTCAATTTCAATTCATTGTTGCGTGCAAGCGCAAATGACCGTGCCGATTTTTACAACAAAGGAATTCGCGGCGGTTGGTTGTCACGCAATCAAGCCCGTGCGTTTGAAGATATGAACGGATTTGACGGCGGCGATTCTTTGCTGGTTGAAAGCAACCTTGTTCCGGCTGACCAAATTGCGCCATGGATGGATGCAAAAATTGCCCAGCTTTTGAGTAGTGCCGACAAAACAAACAACCCTGACGGAAATAACAATTTCACGCAAAATTGACATGAATAAGCAAGAACGCCGCGCATTTGTCGGCACAATTGAAGCCCGTTCCAATGACGGTGAATTACCAAAAGAAATTCGCGGCGTTGCTGCGGTTGTTGGTGAATCAACTGACCTTGGAATGTTTGAAGAAGTCATTGAGGCAGGCGCATTTGATGGCGCTTTGCAAGATGATGTGCGTGTTTTGGGCAACCATGATCCAAACATTGTTTTGGGCCGCACGGCTGCCGGAACGGCTGAAATCTTTGTCAATGATGCTGGCCAATTGGCATATTCATTCACGCCCGACTACGAAAACCCAATGCACCTTTCATGGGTTCGCAGCATCATGCGCGGTGACATTACCCAAAGTTCATTTGCATTCACCGTTCCAAAAGGCGGCAGCGAATGGCGCAGTTCCGAAAAGTACGGTGTGAACGGCATGCGTGTCATAAAAAAAGTGGAACGCCTTTTTGATGTTTCGCCCGTGACATTCCCAGCCTACGAAGGCACAGCCGTAAGCGCACGCGATTTGCAAGCGGCGCAGGATGAACGCGAAACATTGGATGCTGAAAAGCACGAAGCCAGTGCGGACATTGTCAAACTGACCTTGGCCCGTTACCGTAATTTCTAAAAAAACAAAAAAAACACATAGACATGAATCAAATCAAAGCCCTCAAAGAAGAACGCGGCCGCCTGATTGGTGAGTTGCAAACACTTCAAAACAACATTGAAAAAGAAGCCCGCAGCATGAGCGACAGCGAAACAAGCCGTTTTGCCGAAGTTGATGCCCGTTTGAACTTCATCGCCGCCGAGGTTGAAAAACTTGAAAAGTTGCAAGCCCGTGCCGCTGAAGCCGCCAATTTGGCCGGCGCTTCTTCATCCAGCGAAGCCCGCGAAAAGAGCAAAATGAGCGAGCAATTTAGTTTCAAACGCGCCGTGCAAATGGCCGCCACCGGCCGCAAAGACGGTGTTGAGGCTGAATTCAGCAAAATCGCTGCCGATGAATTTCAGCGCAGTGGTGTTTCAGTTGCTGCACATTCAGTGTTGATTCCTTCCGATGTTTTCAAACGCGACATGACCGCAACCGGTGGAACTGGTGGTGATCAAGGTGGCGTGAACATCCAAACCAATGTTGGCGGCATCATTGATGTTTTGTTGCCAAAGACCGTTTTACGCGGTTTGGGCGTTCAGCAATTGAATGGCCTTGTTGGCAACTTGGATATGCCAACCGCAAGCACCCAGCCTGCCGCTGGTTGGAACACTGAAAACGGAACCGCTTCAGAGAAAAGCCCCGCATTCAGCAAAATCACCTTCAGCCCCAAGCGTTTGGCCGCTTACATTCAAGTATCAAATCAGTTGATGTTGCAGTCAAGCAATTCAATTGATGCCTATGTTCGCAATTTCTTGATCACTGCCATGGCACAAGAAATGGAAAAGGCCGCAATCAAAGGTGGCGGAACCAACGAACCCACCGGTATCATTTCAAACGCTTCAGTGAATGTTGCCTACGCTGGTGGTGCCGCTTCAAACGCTACCAACGCCAACGGCGCTGCCGCTGTTTGGGCCGATGTTGTGAACCTAATGAAAGCCGTTGAAAATGCAAACGGTGACGGTGTCGCTTACTTGACTAACCCCTTGGTTAAAGCTGCTTTGCAAACTACACCCCGCCAAGCGTCAGGTGTTGAGGGCAATTTCATCATGCCTTCAGGTGCAAGCGAATTGAACGGCTACGCCGCCGCATTCACTACCAATGTTCCTTCAAACTTGAGCAAAGGCTCTGCATCTGACTTGAGCGCCATGATTTTCGGTGACTTCAGCAAAATGGCCTTGGCTTCTTGGGGTGGAATGGAATTGACCGTTGATCCTTATTCCGGCGCAACCGCTGGTTTGACCAACATTGTGTTGAATTCTTACTTGGATTGCAATTTGTTGCAACCCACTGCCTTCGCTGTCATTAAAGACATTGACGCCTAACAAAACCCATTGCGGTGGGTAAGCCGCAAGCCC